GTCGAGGCCCGTTTCGGTGCACAGCGTGTCGAGGGCCTCGACTATGGCGGCGCGGAGTTCGCTCATGAAGCAGCCCTAGCCCGATTTACTGCGGAATGGAGCTCCGGCCTTAAGCAGCTCGTTCTGACACCCTCGGCTAACTGTCCCCGGGCGAATGAATACGAAATTGAGAATTCGCGAAGGTTGCACAATCGCAAAGCAACGCAATCAGATGTTGCCGGAACTGCCGGCATCGTGGCCTCCTTGAAGGTTCGGGCTCTTGCAAAGGATGGCGCTGATGACGCAACTGAAGCATTGGATTGCCGGAGCGATTAAACATCCAGGTGCATTACACACGGAACTGGGTGTAAAACAAGGTGAGAAGATTCCGTCAAAGAAGCTGGAGAAAGCTACTCACTCAAAAAATAAGACGCTTGCTAAACGTGCTAATCTTGCTAAAACGTTAAGCGGTCTACGTAAATGATTCACTGGATTAAATGCTATTTGTTTGGGAAGCACAAGTTTCATGTTCATTTAGAAAAATGCGGAAAAAAAGTTGATGTTTCGCTCATTTGTTTAAGATGTAATTTTAATATGGGGGCATTAGTTAAGTTTATTCAGCCTTCCAAGTTAAAGCCTGGTATGAAATACAAGCATTTAATGATTGTGAAATAACTATCAAAAGGGTATTGATATGAAAGAAGAAAATGGCTCACAGGATGTGGGCGCAACTGCATTTGATTATCCGAATTCTCAGCATCCAGACTACACAAACCACATTCATTATGGCCCGCAATTTGTTCCTAAACCCACGAACAGTGCTGCGAAAGTTGTTCGCCCTGATGAAGTAATGAGGCAAGTGATAGAAGGTAAATAACACATGCAGTGTTCGGGATGTAAATACCCTGACTCGCATGTTGTTTATACTAGACATGATGAAATGCGAGATGAAACTATCAGACGTCGTGAGTGTTTGCGTTGTGGATTGCGCTTTACTACACGTGAGCAATTGAAAGCGCCGCGCCCTCGAATCGATGATCGGTTTCCGATGGGACATAAACCATGACGTCACTTGCAGAATGCCGTCAAGATTTTTACGCGCTTCGTCATGCTATTAAGCGACAGGATGTCCAACATATTAAATTTAACAAGGATGAAACGTTAATCTATGCAAGCGATAAAACACGAGTTTATGTACCGAATCCAACTGGCAAGCTTTTTCATGATGATAATACTTTTGTTCAGCTCGTTATGGGGCCTTATGGTTCAGGTAAGTCTACACTCTGCATTAACAAGATTGTTGACACTTCCTGCCGAATGCCCAAATGGCACGCTGGTCGGAGAAGAGCAAAGTGGCTCATCATACGAAACACAAGTGGAGAGTTACAATCAACCACCCTCCAAACGTGGTTACAATGGTTTGGTGATCTCGGCGTCATTAAAAAGCGACAAAAGCCATTACTCACCTACGAACACACGTTCAATGACGGCCACGGAATTATAGAACTTGAATTGGTATTCATTGCACTGGATCGTGATGAAGACATACGAAAACTTAAATCAATTGAGGCAACGGGTGCGTACATTAATGAATTGTCTGAAGTGCCGCAAGCTGTTCTCCACCATCTTATTGGTCGTGTTAATCACCGGTATCCTTCACACGCATTTTGTAGCGAGCCTTATTGGAGTGGCATTATCGCTGATACTAATCCACCTGACGAAGATCACTGGATCAACAAAGATTTCGAGTTAAATCCCACACCGAACTATAAAATATTTCATCAGCCTTCAGGATTAATTCAAAATGGAGACGGAAGTTTTGCAAAAGACAAAATCGGCAACTACATTGCTAACCCAGATTGTGACAACTACGCGAATTTATCGCCGGACTATTATGTTAAATTGGCTGAGAAGCGCACAGAAGGATTTATTAAAGTTTATTGCGGCGGAAAGTACGGAATTGTTGAGTCTGGTAAGCGTGTATATCCTGAATATAATGATGATATTCATTCTGTCCCCCGACTCGATGCTATACAGGGTCTTCCTATTCATCTCGGCTGGGATTTCGGCCTTACTCCTGCTTGTATCGTGTTTCAGATTAGCCCACGCGGTCAGGCGCGAATCTTAAAAGAATATGTTGCGGTTGATATGGGTATTAGGACATTTGCCAAGAATGTTGTTTTGCCTGATTTACCCGTGTCATTTCCTTATAACAAGATTGGTGAATCAGAAGCTGATCCGTCAGGGGCTGCGGGTGATACCATTATGGAAGAGCTAAGTTGTATTGGCGAGCTTAATTCTCTTGGAATTAAAACAAATGGTGCAAGTACAAATGATCCTGATGTTCGAATATCAAGTGTTCGATATTTTTTAAACACGATGATTGATGGACAACCGGCATACGTATTGTCTCGTGAAGGTGCGCCGATGTTGCGTAAGGGATTCATTAATGGATATGTATTCAAACGCATGAGTATTACGGGGGATGAGCGTTATCAAGATAAGCCGAATAAAAATAAATATTCTCATCCGCATGATGCGCAACATTATGGATTGATGAAGTTTGCATCCGACAGGATAATTGAAAACAAGCGACCCGAAAAGAGTACGGTGGATATGCATAATCCAGTTTTTAGGTGGCAGAATTAGGAGGAAATTATAAATGTCATGGACGATTAACGACTCACACAGATGGGTTGATGTACCACATACAAGATACGAACGCCTTAGAGAATTGCGTGTTCGTGAATGCAGACAGACAGCAATGGTCATTACGTTCAGATACCAGAATATTGACACGGGAAAATATGATATAGATAAGATTAAAACGATATCAAGCCTTTCTCTCGCAAGTGAGATGAGTGAAACAGAGTTTGTTGGTATCGGCAGAAATAAACGCCTGGATTATGGCGAGGAAAGAAATATATCATATATAGAAGATGGTGCAAGACGAATTACCATACCGCCATTTGTTCCGAAGGATGATGATTTTGAAGAAGAAAAACCCTCCAGAAGCTTTAAAGTAATAACAACGATGTCTAAAAACACATGGATACCAAAATGACATTTGAAAAATGGTTAAAGAAACAAAAGAAAAGAGATGATCGGATAGGTGATATATCCAGAGATTTTATTGACAGTAATGTTTCTACTATCAAAGAATCTTTTAATAAACATTCTCCTTGCGAGGATGCAGTTGATTCATTTGTTGAAGCAGTAGAAGAGTGGAAAAAATATGTCTGTCCACTTTTAATAACTTATCAAGATGAAGAAGAGGATTTTTAATGCCAACATATGATGAAATCAAGGAAGCTGTCGATTTCATGGATTCTATTCCATTAACATCCGAAGATAGAATTAGAATCGAGGTCGAAAAGGCTGCGAAAAAGTCCATGGAAAAATATGCGTATGCATTAAAAAATTTGGCTGATAGGTGATAACAATGATTAATGAACTGGAAAGATTGAGTAGTTTTTTATATGGCGCTTACTTGGTAAGTGATAGCGCATCTGCATGTGAAGCTTTTAAAGAAGCTCGGGATCAGGTTTCGGAAATGATTAAAGATTACCATTTGAGTAAAATGGAAATTCAGGGGGAATAAGTAATGAACGAAACTGAAAATCGAAAAGAAGTGCTGGCCAATGACAAAGACATTGCACGCCAAGTGCCGTTGATCCTGACTGATCGAACAGGCGTTCTGAAACCGCAAGAATTGCGTAATGAAGAATTATTTTATAGGGCGATTGGACGATGAGCGGATGCAAACATGGTTACAAGAAAAATGGTGATTACTGCCAATGGGAAAGACAAGTGGATAAAAAGACTGTAAATGTGGGAAATTACCTGTCTTGTTGTACTCTATGTGGTGATATCAAGGAAAGTGAGCCAGAGGAAATATAATGGGCGACTATTTTAAAGATGGGGAAATGACAAGCATTAAATCCGACCTGATTATTATAAAGGAAAGATTGAATGCTAACGAGAGAATCAAGTTCGTCTCCCCTGAGATGATTCACACTATGCGTCAAACAATAGAGACGTGGCAAGATGCTTGTAAGGTTCAAATTAATTTACTGATGAAGTGTAATCAGGATTTGGAAACAAGAATCAAACAACTAGAAAATGCTTATGAGGCAGATGCTTCTGTCGCACGGGATATTATTTTTGATGGGGCAAGAAGAGCCGAAAACATTTTCAGTCTTCATATAAGGCTATCAGAACTCGAAAAATGGACGCGCAAAGAGGAAGATGATGTTAATGAAAGAATGAAAAAACTTGAACATTACATTTATGGGGAAGGTGACATATCAGCTCTTATTGGTCAGGTAGATAATCTGAACAAAAACTGGGGGCATGTGAGTCATCAGGTCGATAGACTGGAGACAGAAATAAATACGGTTCGTGCGTTAGGTTCCAGAGCCTATCATCCAAAGAAACCGCACGAGTGTCCCATCTGTTTGGGAGACGGAAATATTTATAAACATGACCTTCCTACTATGCATGATAAACTTTTTGGATGGCAAACAGATCAGATGGGAATGGCTTATAAAACATGTGGAACATGCGAAGGAAAAGGAATTGTATGGGGCTGATAACACCAGAACAATTAAAAAAGGAACGATCTGAGTTTTACAAGATAGGGTATAAGACAGGGCATTTCAATCTTGTAATGTTTTTGAAAGAGAATATGCAAAAAGAAGAGTTTGATCTTTATAGAGATAAAATACAGAATCATTTTGATAAATATCCTAATTTCATGGATTTTTTAAAGGACGAAGATCATGCCGCTGATAAAAGGTGAGAAGGCGAAAAGTAAGAAAGGGTTTAGCGAAAACGTGAAGCGCGAAATGGATGCGGGCAAGCCACAGAAGCAGGCTGTAGCCATTGCATATTCAGAATCTCGCGGTAAAAAGGGAAAGAAGAAAAAATAGGAAATTATTTTTTATGGGAATAATAAAGAAAATTAGATACATGCTCAAAAATCAATATAGAGCATGTCAAATTTGTAATACTACGCCTCATAAGCGTTTAGTTATTGATGGATACCCGCCTAACTGTCGAATGGAAGATGGTTTTTATTCAGACAGTGCAGGGAAGATTTCAATTCCTTGCCCAGCGTGTAAAGGAACTGGATTAATTTGGGGAAATATTTATTAAACGGAAATAACTTTTTAACTATAAGGAGAGCGTTATGAGCATCAACACATTTACCATCAATTTTCCAGGTCAAAACAATACTGTCACACCGCGTATCGGGCATTTATATGCACCGAACGACACACTGGCAACCATTGCAGCGGCTGGATATCTTGATAATTACATCAAGAGCCAAGGCTTTAGCGTATTGGCTACTGATTTAATTGCGGCTGTGGGTTCGGATGGAACGCAATGGTACAAACCCGTATTTACCGGTACATCCTGTCAATTAACAGTATTGCCATAGGAGGCGCGCTATGCTTAATAGTTTAGGTACTCAAAAGCATTATTCCGATATTTCCGCATGTGTTCCTCCTGTTCAACAAACAGAAAATAAATACAGCCGGAATGAGGAAGCGGACATGCAGAAAGCAATGGGTTATTTGTATGATTTTAAGAAGAAGCTTGATGAGCTTCATCCAAATTGCACAAATTTAATCGAGAATATGTTACAAAAACCGACTAATCGTTATTAATGGAGAAAGTGACAATGCAGTTTTACGACGCAGTGGATTTATTGGAACAAGGTAAATACATGGTTCGGGAAGGATGGGAACGCAAAGACGGCTATATTTGTTTGATGCCAGGAATGCCGTTACCATGGAAAATTATACCAGCACCAAACGCCCATGCAGGCGTTCATTCTCTTTCACGTGATGACATTAAATCATCGGACTGGAAAGAAGTTACTTATGCTGATTTGAATAAAGCTGATGAAGTGATTGCGGCGTAGTATAATGTGAATGGCATTCTCAGCGTGGTGTGACATGCAGTAGGTTGACGTCGGCCTATAGACATCTTACTTGTGAATAACAAGGAAATTGTCGAACTTATTGGATA